CTCTTGGATAGAACGTGCCAGAGATTGTTTTTGATGCGGGGTGACCCGACCAGAAAGGATGTCAGCCGCACCCACACGCGCCCGCGAGCGGATCATGCGTTCCATAAGTGCAACACTGGTCATCTCTAAAGAAAATATAAGCACCCGCTTTTTCTGGTTTAGTGCTACGTTTTCAGCAATCTGTAGTGCGCTTGCAGTCTTTCCTACTGCTGGTCTTGCCGCCAAAACAACCATGTCTCCTCCGCGCAATCCAAACATAAGGATGTCATCCAATGGTGTGATTCCTGTGCGGATACCGATACAGGGCTTGCCAGCAATGGTGGATTCGATGTTTTGGGCAGCGCGGTCTAGGGCGCTATTGATTGATAGTTTGTCTCCATCATCAATCTCGTAATCGGCCCGCATCACGGTTGTTTCCGACCAGTTCTTTAGTTCTTCAATCTTTAGCTCGCGGTCCCTCGCCTTGTGAACCATGTCATTGGCCAAGTATTCCAGCGACCTTCTGTAACGGGCTTCTTCCAGCTTGGGGTAGTAGCGTTTCCAGTTGTTGTGGGCTACACACGAAGTCGCAACTTCTGTAATCTTTTGTTCACCACCAATGATGTCGTATTCGTTGGCGGCTTCAATCTCTCCTTTGACATTGATGATGTCAGCCTGCATCCCCTTGGCGATACAGCGCATGATCGCCCGAAAGATGATCTTGTTCTCTTGGAGGTAGAAGTGATCCTCCTTAATGGATAGAAGGATCTCTCTTTGGTCCTCTGTTGGCGCATGGCAGAGGCAGGAGAGGAGTGCGGTTTCAGCCGAGGGTTCGTGAATGACTTCGTGCATAGGAAGCGTTAGACAGCCGCTTGGGCTTTTCGTTCACGCTTTCTTTGCAAAATTTCCAGCATGGATTGCCTGCGGCGTTCGCGCTCTACTTCCGAAATTACCCGCTTTTTCTTGGTTTTTTTGGGCGGATCTTGTTTGACCGCCCGCAATTTTTTGTCTCTTGTGGTCAGTCCTACAGCCTCACACAGCACCTGAATTGGGTATGGCGCTAAGTCGCAATCTGTTGCAATTCCCACACTATTAGGCACCTTATCTGAGGCATTGTTGCAAACTGTAGGACTTTGTGCCTCATTGTTGACGCTTTGTGGCATTGGAAACCCCTCTTGCGCCATCTTGTGGAGTGACCCATCTTTACATCCGTGGATAACCACTGCTTGGCTAGAGATGACTCTATCTGGGCAAGTGACTCCTTGGACAGCTTGGGCTTCGGGGTCTTCGGCATAGAAGACAATCTTCCCATCCTTCCACTGGTAGTTGACACTTTTCCAGTAGGTGCGGATCAGTGGGGTGTCGCGGCCAATGGCCATGAAGTTCCAGCGGCAACGAACATCCCATGGTTCTGGGATGGTGCCTGCGTTTTTGTAAGCCAAATTGTAGGTCGATAAGGACTGCGCGGAAGGACAAAAGTCCAAGAAATTGGGCGGGTAGACGGCACTACCCACAATCATCCTGTAGATATTCTTCCCATTGGTTGCCATACCTCCTTCGTAGAGATGGCCCATGATGCCGACTTTTCGGTGGTATTCGGCGTCCAAGTCATCTACCCATCCCTCTTTCATCGGAACACAATCTGGCTCCCAAAAGTAAAACGGAGCATTGGTTGAATACATGGCAGCAGCCACATCACTGAACATCTGGTTCGGGCCAAGTGGCCAGCCATCAAATCCGTCTTGGGCGGTCAGGTGGTCAACTTCTGGAAAGCTTTTCTTGAGTTCGTGAATGACATCGGAAACACCAGATGTATCACTCTTGGTACATACTGTTGCCTTGTGGCGCATGTTAATTCCCATGGCAGTAATGGCCTTGGCCGACTCCATAGCCAGATCTGCGTCTCCGTTGTGGTAGGCAAAGACAATATTCATTGTGCGTCGAAGTTAAGCGGCCAGCTAGGATGAATGGGATCTTCCAGACGAATGCGGACGTTGCGCTTTCCAGACCTCGTTAGCTGGTCGGCCTGAAGAGTTGCCTCTTCATGGGAAAGACCGAACCCGTGGAGTTCGACGGTTTTTTCTCCGTAACACACAATAAATGTTTTGGTTTTATCGCTCATTTTTTCTTTTTCTTGGCTTCTGCTTGGTTGATGTATTTGGTAAACTGTTCAGCGCATGTAGTGGCCATGTCGATTTCTGATTCTGGGTCAAAGAAGTAACCGCCACGTTCAGCGTACAACGTTTCCATCGGCATGGTGGTTCCTCTACGAAACCGTGGGCCAACCACGAATGGGGAGACGGAGTCTTCATTGATAACGGTTAATACTACTTTGAATCGGGCCATGGACTCCAATACTTAATCACACGCTCAAGTATATGTCCAATACCACTCCATCCATGGTGGGGATGGTAATGGCAGGCCCACCTCAATGGAGGGTTTGACTCGTCGTTTTTAATAAGGTAGATTCCCTCAGTATCGGGCTTTGTATCGTTGTAATCGTTCCAAGTGATCATATTAGGTATGACAAGAAAAACTCCACTTCGTTCAAAAACTCCACTTAAACGCAGCGGAAGGTTGCGGTATGCATCCCCCAAGCGCCAGAGTGAATACAAGGAGTATGCAAAGGTAAAAAAAGCCTACTTGGCACTGCATCCCATGTGCGAGAAATGCAAGAAGGCGAAGAGTCAGGATATCCATCATAGGGCGGGCAGGGTTGGTCGCTATCTTTGTGACTACAGTCTGTTTGCCGCGCTTTGTCGAGCCTGCCATGACTTTATCCACCAGAATGGCAGAGAAGCCCGCAAGCAGGGCTGGATCATTGATACAATTCATGTTCTTCAAGATCCCGCTGCAAAAGTTCAATCTCCGAGCCAAAATCAGGCTCATACTCACGAATAAGCGGATTCCACACTTTATTGCGCGGGGCTGTCAAATTTCGCCAGTTATCAACAAGATTAAGCCAGCTAGTCTCCAGCGGGGCGTTCCATTCCTCCTCTGGGGGGAAATTCCAAGGATAGGGTCGCGGATAAGAAGCGCAACCACTTGCAATAAGTAGTGCTAATCCTATCCCTGCTCTTTGAAGTCGTAAAACCATAGTTCCTCCTCGCTTTCACTAACCCATCTGCTGCCTGTATGCTCGCAGCTAAACTCTTGGCTGAAAACCTTCCAGTTGGGCTTGGTCGGGAATTTCTTGGCGATAAACGATCCGCCGTCCATCCACAGCACACGATTGTTTGGTTGGATGAAGTATTGCCCATCTCCCGCAAACACATGGCCGCATTTGTGGCCAGCAGCCATCTCGCCATAACCGCTGGTATAGTGCGGCCCAAAACACCAGTCCAAGGTGAACATATACTTGGCCTCCTCAAAGGACTTGTTCTTGAGCATGATGTTTGCCGCCCGATTCTTGCAGTAGTCCAAGATGTTAACCGAACAGTAATAACTCATGGAATCCCAAAGTTGTATCCAATCCAGAGGGTAAAACGTCCCTCCAATTTCCTCAGTGTGGAGATAGTGGATCGGAACTCTGGCATGGCAGCTTCCGTATTCAGTCATCACGCTAAACAATCCACATCGTTGTGGAATGGAGGTGAAAGCAAATACTTCGACTAGTTGTCTTTCCCTACTGACGCTGGGTTCCAAGTCATAAAAGAATCCCTCGTCTACGAAAGCAAAGAAGGTTGGGATGTTGACGTTGAGATAGTTGCTCATTGGTCGGCAATTTTGCGAAGGAGTCTTGTCTGCTCGCGCAGTTCGTAGAGTTGATTGTTCGCTGTAATCTCCGCACTCAAACGGGCGTTTGATTCGGCCAACTCCGCATTGATGCGGCGAAGGGTGGTAAGATACGGGCTTTCAGTGGGCTTAACCTCCACCGATCCCCTAATAACTTGAATTCGGCCCGAATTTAAATCATAGACCGTTCCATTGAACGATCCGTCTTGGGCAAGGGTATTACTCAGTAATAGGGGCAGTAGTAGTAGTTTTTTCATAAGATATTCCATCATTGTGGCTATGATCCCCGAAGTTGAAGAAAATTCTGACCCACGGGCCTTCCTCATCTTCGCCCTCTTCAAAGCGGGATTCAAAGTAGCTATGACCAGCATAGCTGTGCTTGACCGCCGCCTTCATGCAATCGCGGGCTGCTGCCCGAATCGCTGGCTCAAACGGCTCATCGTCTAGGAACCAGTCTTTGGGATAACCCCGCCCCATGGACTTGTAGACCTCCAAAACCTTCATGGCTGATTGGAAATCAAAGCTATCCATGATTTCATCTATCTGTAGTTGTATTGCTTCTTGTCTGTTCATAAAAGAGATTGGAAGCGGGGTGGCGCAACTTCATTAGCCCCCCAGCCTTTGAAGCCTTCGCATTTGCATGCGGGTCTCCCCGCCTCCAAAAGTGTTCATACATACATAGACCATAGCCCCTTCGGGGCGTTCAATGTTTTTTTGAGCGTTTTTGAACTTGCCATGTCTGACCCTTTGTGAGAAGTTACAACAGTCTGATGTGAGAACCCAGACGATTTAATATGAACACTACTCTAACAATAAATATTAATCTGCCATTCAAGTGGCGGGGTGAGGGAGCAT